AATGACCAATTAGAGTCTATGAAGTTTGCTATCAAGGAAAGAGAAAAGATGCTTAGAACACTACCAACCTCTATGGTTGATCCTGAATCAGGGGAAATGGTACACCCAGCACCTAGAATTAGCACTACAACCTTTAAGATTAACTTAAAGAAATAAAAACTTTGACCACCTCAAGATATTAAATATTTTAAACCAAAATAGTAATTAGGGAACTTGGGGTGGTTTTTTAAACTATAAACATGAAATTATTTGGATTAATAGTAGCTATAGTATGTTCAACTATGTCTTTATATTTTGCAATAAAAGGTAGAATATTAGAAGCAATATTGTTCATGACTTATGCTATATATAACAAATTAGACACAAAAGATTAAAAATGAAACAAAATTTCAAATTTGCTTTTGAACTTATAAAGTTCATAGTAATATCAATACCACTAGCAATATTGCTATTTGTAACATTAACCATAATTAGTAAATTCAAGAATATATGATGGAGATTGCAGGATTAGAGAACTCAGTACCAGTGAGGATGATTTATGTTGACGACAAAAGTGAAGTATTGTTTAAATCTTTAGCTCATGCAGCAAGGAATACAAGGATCACACAAGACGCAATAAAGAAATCACTTAATCCGTTGTTAAAACGTAGATTTAAGCACAATGAAAGAGATGTAATTTTTAGGATAGTTAAGACAAAGTAGTATATTTGTCATGAGTATTGCAGACTCATTAAGAACTTATTGCCCTTGATACGAACCCCTATCTGCAATGTAGGGGGAACTTGATAGGGCACTTTTATTTTATGGAAAGAGATTTTAAGGGAGTTTGGATTCCCAAAGAAGTGTGGTTAGATGAAAATTTAACATGGATGGAAAAGCTATTGTTGGTAGAAATAGATAGCTTAGATAAAGAGAAAGGTTGCTTTGCGAGTAACAAGTATTTTGCCGAGTTTTTTCAGTTGAGTCCGTCAAGAATTAGTGAGTTAGTAAGCCAGTTGGTTAGTAAAGGCTATATAACTACCTTTCTTTTGTATGATGGTAAGCAAGTAAAACAAAGGATTTTAACACCTACAGTAACTATTCGGAAAAGAGAACTAGGTATTCGGAATGTCGAAGAGGGGTATTCGGAAAAGGCTGAGGATAATAATACAATACTTAATAATACAATTAATAATAAATCTATAAATATATCGTTTGATACCTGGTGGGATTTATATGATAAGAAGGTTGGTAGTAAAACTAAACTACAAAATAAGTGGAATAAACTAACTGATGATCAAAGAACACAAGCTATTAAACATACTAAGGAATATAAGATAGCACAACCTGATAAACAATACCGTAAAAACCCTGATACATACTTAAATAACGAATCATTCTATGATGAGATAATTAAGCCAAAGGATTTTAACCAAGTACCTACAAACAAAATAACTACACAAATAAAACTTAAATAATGACACCGAAAGATAAGGCTTGGGAATTGGTAATTAAATATAGATTAATTGAGTTTGATAAAACAGAAGATACACGATTAATGATTTCAATAGCAGATGCTAAAGATTGTGCATTAATAGCTGTAGATGAAGTATTAGAAGCAACTAAAAGATATGACTATACTTTAGGTCCTAATCCTAGTTATAATGATTATTGGTTAAAAGTTAAATACCAAATAGAAAAACTATGATAGCTATAAACCTACCAAAAGCCTTAGATATTGAATCTAACATACTTGGGGCTTTGCTTTTAGACAAAAGAACTATCCCATTGGTTATAGGTCATCTAAAAACTGATATATTCTACGATCTAAAGCACCAAAAAATCTTTAACGCTATTAAGGAAATGTATGATAGTAACATATCTATAGACCTTACTACCGTAGCTCAAAAACTTTCCCAAGATAAGGACATACAAGATGTTGGTGGAGCTTTTTACCTATCTAAGTTAACTGATAATGTAACATCAACAGCACACATAAACACCCATATTGAGATTGTTATTGAGATGTATAAGAAGCGTGAAGCATATAAAGTACTTAGAATAGCTGAGAATAGTTGTTTAGACAACGATAGTCAAGCTATAGATTTACTTTCTGAGCTAAATAGTCAACTTATAGCTTTACAAGAGTTCGGTAATATCCATGAAAAAAGCATAACAGACGTAGTTATGGCTATCAACTTTGCTAGAGATTTAGCAAGTAATGGTGAACTTTTAGGATTTAATACTGGATTCCAAGAGCTAAACCAAACCATAGCAGGATGGTGTAAACCTGATTTATGTATCATAGCTGCTAGACCTGGTGCAGGTAAGACTGCAATGATGCTTTCTAGTGTTTACCACTTAGCTATCTTAAATAGCGTTCCTACGGCTATTTTTAGCCTCGAAATGAGCTCCGAACAGCTTGTTGAAAGGTTAGAGTCAATAACAAGTCAAGTGCCCTTAAAACGCCTTAGAACGAATAATTTAAATGACTATGAACGTAAGCTACTCTTAAAGACCGATGACAAGATAATAACAGCACCCATCTACATAGAGGATACTGGAGGAATCAGTATCTCGCAACTCAGAGCTAAGGCTACTATTCTTAAGCAGAAGTATGGTATTAAGGTTATATTCCTAGACTATCTTCAGCTAATGAGTGGACAAGGCAAACAAAACCAAAACCGAGAGCAGGAAGTAAGTTTTATAAGCAGAAGCCTTAAAGCCTTAGCCAAAGAGTTGGAAGTCCCAATTATTGCCTTATCACAGTTATCTAGAAAGGTTGAGGAAAGAGCTGACAAGCTACCAATGTTGTCTGATCTTAGAGAATCAGGTAGTATTGAACAAGATAGCGACATCGTAATAATGTTAATGCGTCCTGCTTATTATGAGATGACTGAGCCAGTAGAAATAGATGGTAAACAATATGACCCATCAAATTTAGTCATTGTAAAAGTGGAAAAGAATAGACATGGACCGACAAAAAATATGGCAGTAAGGTTCATAGGTGAAACAACCACATTTGAAGACTATAAACTATAAACTATGAAACAAAAATTTATCGAGGTAGAAGTAATAGAAGGTGAAGACCTTAACATTGAGAACATGAAGCAACGTATAATAACTAGAGCATGGTATGATACTGCTAGATTTCATGATTTAAACGATATAGCAGTTGGTATTGGTGTAGGAACAAAAACACTTTACTACTATGCTAAGAAACTAAAACTACCAAAGAGAAGTGGACTTAAATAGGAACTATAAGAATACTCGTAAGTTCGACATAGAACAAGCTAAGGCTAAAGATGGCACTTACCAGGCATTGTTATTGTTTGCTAGGAACACAAAAATCTTGGTAATCCAACAGCCAAAAGCCTTAAAGCAAAAATATATGTGGCTTGAATATGAGAATAATGGTAAACCTAGTGGTATAGCAGACACAAGAGTAGAGTTCTTTGCTATCAACTTTGACCTTAAAGATAGGATCTACTTTATAAGAGCTGAGATGCTAAGAATAAAGGCAAGAAGACACTTTAAATGGGGTAAAACTAAGATAGTCGAGGGCATAAGATATGTAAAAGTTCCAACTGTGGAGATGATACGTTTCGATTAATTAATGTAATTTCGTTTATATGACATACAAAACAGCAAGTGACTTAACCAAGATGATGCTAGAATATTTAGATAGTTTAGGTTATGAAGTATGGAGGAATAATAACCTAGCAGTTAAGGGAAGGTCTTTCATTGGTAAGAAAGGATTGCCTGACATTATAGGTTACCATAAGAACTATGGTCAGTTCATTGCTTGTGAGATTAAAGCTATAGGTGATAGGTTAAGCGTATCACAAATAGAGTTCTTAACTCACTTAGGTATGTGCGGTGGCACATCTATTGTATGTCAACAAGTATCAGACGGAACAATTAATTTAAACATATTTTTAGACAATGGCGAAAGCAAAATCAGCATCTGGGACGAGTACAAAGGTGAGTTTCGGGAAGCGTAAAGAAGGTAAGGCAAAGAAATCTTATAACAAACATAGTCCAAGACCCAAAGCATATCGTGGTCAAGGACGCTAAACAACAATTATGGAAAATTTAGAATTAGACAACAAGGCAGAAAATGTAACTAAGACAACTAAGAAAGAAGTTAAGGTTACTGTAGTTCCTAAGGAAAGCAAGTTTGTAACTGCTGAAACTATTAAGTTAGTAGAAGACATCTTAAACGATGGTACAGTAGACATCAAATGGAGAGCACAACTTAAAGAGCAAGTAAGAAAATACAAAGGATATGGAGAATAAGTACGACACAATAGTCGAGTCTGTGATTACTAAGTATAAGGACAGAGCTAACATTGGCTTTACGAAATACGGAACTAATCTTGACAGAACTGACTTAAACAGCAAAGAATGGGCTGAGCATTTACAGCAAGAACTTATGGATGCTGTATTATACTTAGAGAAATTCAAAGAAGGAATTAAAAATAGTTTATAAACCAAAACAAATATCATGGCAACACAAAAAGAGAACTTCTTAGGAAGATGTTTCACACTTAGATCAGCTTACGGATCATTCAGAAAAGTATCATTTGGTCCAGAGGACTTAAAGAAACTAAACGAGTTCGCAGCATCTAACAAAGGATGGTGTTCTATCCTTATTAAAGACAAAAAGAACGCAGGACCTGAACAAAGTGATTTCTATTGTGAAATGGACACATTTAAAGCAGGTGATTACAAACCAACAGATAAAAAATTACCATTCTAGTTATGAACTCAAAAATTTATAGAGATATTTTAATCAACTTATCACTTTTATTAGTAGGTTTGTATCTACCGTTCGCTTTCATTATCAATAAGTACGACCCAACAAGTTGGGAATGGTATGAGAGATGTTTATACGTTATATCTGTTGCAGTAACTATAGGTTACGGAGCTAGTCAGTATAACAAAAAGTAGTATGTTTTGTTTGTAGTTTAATAGTTAGACCCTGCTATTCATAGTGGGGTCTTTTTTTGACTTATATAAACTAAATATGTACCAAAAAGTGCATTTTATGACACATATTGCATGAATTATTGGAAAATTTCATGCAGATTATGTCACAATTTTTCAAATATTTGTGACACAATATGTAAAGTTTACCAATAGAAAACTTTATGGATCAATAGTGAGCCGATTATAGCTCATTTACGACTCATTTTAATCGATAAATGAACTTTATATGAGCCATAAAAGTCCAGTTTATTATATAAATAATTGGACATAAAAAATCCCCCAGATTTTACCTGAGGGATTAACCAAAACTACACACAATCACACACCACACATGAGAGCTATTTTAATTATGACTATTTCTAGTGTCATAAAACTTTGTCAATACTGATCCGTAAAGGACTGCTTGATACCTATTTGTAAAACTATCCATAGATTCGTTTACATAGAAGTAATCTTCATTAGCCATATATACAAAACACCTATCACTGTTTTCTTCATCAGCCGTTACACTCGCCACCTGATAGATGTTGATATAAGCATCTGATTCCTCAGAGTTATCCTGGAAATCATAGCTTTCATCTTCCTCTTCGGTCAGTTGTATGATGTGCATTAACATTTGTGATACTATTTTTAAGTACAGTAAGTCGTAATTCCCTAACAATCAACTCAAGCCTAGCTTCTAAGTGAGTCTTTTCTTTCATTAATTGGTTAATCTTAACGTCTACTTCTCTGTTCATACAAATTTACGATTTAATTCTAATGGAAATAAAAAGTGCATACTGCATTGTAAACCAATGTAATACACACTTTCT